CATCGATAGCTAAACTAGTAGCTCTGTTAACAAACATCATGTATTCTTCAATAGCACCTTGTTTGTCAAACTCAGCTAGGATAGAATCAAATTCAGCTAAGTCAGTAGCAGCGTTTACACCTGTAACACCAGATGTAACATTACCACGATCTTCAATAGCATCAAATAAACCTTGAGTTCCAATTGGAGTAGAACCAGCTATACCAACTTCATCAGCGTGAGAAGTACCGTCTTTAACAGCTTCTAACATTGACATTTCTAAATAGTCAGTAAATCTAGCTCTTGTGTCAGATTCAGCTTTTAAATACCATAAGTATCCAGTATCACCCATCTCACTAGTAACTTCTACCCAACCAACTCTTGAAGCGTCAGATCCTGATACCTCGTAGTAGTCTTTTAAAATAATTGGTTTATTTTGAAAAGTCTTGAACGCTGGTTCATTAGATCTTCTTGCATCAGCTTGTGTTTGTGGAAGTGAAGTTCCCGCGTCAGCGAAGTACGAAACTCCTTTTGGGTATTCAGAACCATAAACTAATATAGTTGTCGCGTTTGCAGTTCCTTGTGCTTGTAAGTTATCAACAGTGTATGGAGCAACATCAATAATGTTGTCATCTATTTTTACAACCAAACATTTAACAACTCCGTTAACAGCATCAGCTACTATAATAGTATCATTAACTCTAACACCGTGATCAGCAGTTGCTCCACCAGAAGTAATGTTATTACCGTCAATATCTTTTTGTAAAGTTATTCTTGATAAAGCACCGATAGCGCCACTACCTGGATCTACGTTTACACCGCCAGCTGCTGCTACGGTTCCAGTATAAGATAGATGTAATCTACCTTGTTCAGACCAGATGACTTGATCAGCCGTCATAGCCTCTTCAGCACCTACTTGAGCAAGAAAACCCGAGATAGTTCTCGGTCCGAAAACTTCAGCCTCTTTTTCCATTAGGTCTGGTACATATTGTTGACCCCATCCATTTGTGGATGAAAGGTCTAAGTAGTTTGTAGACAGTGCTGCTTGTTGTGGAGCAGGTACTGTATTCAAACTAGGTCCACCTGTAATTGCCATAATTTAAATTTTTTTAAGTATTATTTTTTCTTTTTAATTTTAAATTTGAAATCATTAGCAGTTTCACCTAACACTCTATACTTAACACCACCAACTTCTGTTTCGCCGTGAGTTTTTCTAGGATCTAGGTTTATATTTTTATCTTTAGCAATTCTTGCTTTTATAGCATCTGCTTTACCTTGTTCATAAAAATGACTAGCAATAGCATCTGCATTCATAGCTGTAAATAAAGACTTGTGATAACCTTTTGCGTCCTCAATAGTATCTTTGTTTTCACCAACAAACTTGTTGACAAAATTATTAAGATCGCTTTGTGTCTCCTTAACTTTATTTATGTCTTTAACATTAAACCTAAATTTTTTATCTCCAACTTGATAATCAAAACCTTTGAAATCTTTATTGAAAACATTTTCAGTTCTTTGTCTAAACTTCTTTTTATTTGCCTCAGTTACTTTATTCTGCTTTTGAGTTTCCTTGTTGTATCTGTTAAAGAAATCAATCGCTTTCTGCTGCTCACTAGTGAGCTTACTTCCAGCTTTAATATCTTCATAATATTTAGACTTTTGCCTGTCTAAGTGGGCTTTAGCCTCGGCAACTTGCTCTTTGAGGGCTATTTTCTTTCTTCGTACAGCTTTTTCATCGTCAACCTCTTCATCTATACCAAAGCTTTCTTCTAACATGAAATTTCTTTCTTCTGCTGATAAATGAGGTTTTGTTGTACGATAGTATTCGTCTAGTATATCAGAGTCGTCCATTTTAGAAACGTCTCTATTTAAATTAACGTAGTCACTTAGATCACCACCAGTTTCGTCCATAAACTTAATTAGTTTCTCTATTTTCTCTGGTAATGGTTTCCCTGTTGTTTCTGCTTCTGTTACAGCTTCCTCAACTTCTTCTACTAACTCCTCCTCTGTAATCTCTTGAAGTACGGGTTGTTCTTCTTTTTGTTCTTCAACAACCTCTTCTTTTTCAACCTTGGGTTCTTCATTAACTACGACCACTTCTTCTTCGACGGGTTTTTCTTCTACCTTTTCGTCTACTGTTTGTGGTTTAGATAAATCAACTTTGTAAACACCATCATCTGGTTTTACTTTAACTTTTGTTATATTTTCTTTTTCAACAACTTTTTCAGCTGCCTCTTTAGTTTCTTCTGCCATAATAAAATTTTATAAAATATTAAATATTAACGAGGACCGAACTTTCCAATACCTGCTCCTCCCGTAACTATATCATTACCTGAAGATTCAAATTTATTAAACGTTTCACCCCTCTTTCTTTGAGCTGCCATGTCCTTTTGGTGCATAGCTTGTCTATCTACTCTTTGATCTTTTCTATTTTCACGCTCAGCCTCTATCATACTTTTTGTACTATTCTCCATACTTTTTAGTTTAGAATTTAATTCAAATTCATAAGCCATTAATTCTTTTTTAACTTGAGCTTCTTCTTGTAGATATTTTATTTTTAAATTATTTTTTGTTTCCTCCAACTGTGTTTCAGCTTGAGTTCTAGATTGATTTTTCTGTATTTCAGCTTGTGCTGCAACTTGTTGAGTTTCTTGATTAGCTCTAGCTTGATCTTGTATATTTTGCTGTGCTATTTTTTGATCTCTTTCTTGTTTCTTTTTTCTTTTAACCTTTAACAGTTGGTTAGCTAGTTTTATATTCCTAACTTCCCTAAGATCTATAGCATCGTCTAAATCAATTGATTGCTGTGCTAAAGCTGCTTGTATATTATTTTCAAGTATTGCCTTTTCTTCTTCATCTGGTAGCAACTCTATAAATATACCAAAATCGTAGAGATGTAAGTCTTTCAACTCTTTTAATGTTGCCACGTTGTGTGCACCTATAGCGTTTATAAAAGCATTAGCTGTAGGTGAATATTCTATTATATCAGATATTCTAAGAGCCAAACACTCAGCTGTTTCAGCTGTTAAGTATAACATTGATTGTAGTATATGTCTTGTAGCTGTATTGGAGTTTGCTGCAGCTAGTTTTTGAACACCAACTAAAGCATTTTTGTCTGGTACACTACCATCTCTAGCTTCGTTTAACCCGGTTACATCTCTTATCATTTGTAGATAATAGTTGTAAGTTGTAATTAAACTTTGTATTTTATTACTACCAGCTCCATTTTGAATTTGCTGAATTGGTACTTTAGCGGGATTCATATCACCTTCTGACGTAAAACTTCTACCTATAACAGAACCAGTTTGAAAGAACATGTTTAAAGCTTCTTGTGGATTATAGTTTGTTCCATTACCAAGATCAATTTCTGCTAAACCATCAGCATCTAAAAATACACCATCAGGTACCATTCGAGCCATTACCTGTTGTAGTTTTAAATGGGTTAGTTGTATCATATCAGCAAAACCTGTTATTCTACTAACCGTAGATTCTATTTTACCCCTGTACATTCTAGGTGCAACTATTTGGTAATTCATTTTAACTCTACTAAAATCAGAGTCTGACCTCATCATATTTGGACACATTCTCCATCTCAATAATTTATCTGCTCCAAGTATATATACACCCTCGTAAAGTGATTCTATTACTCTTTCTAATCTACTAAAATTACCATCCATATTTTCCACAGGTGGATTAAACGTATCATCTTTTTGAATAACCTTTTCTGCACCACTACCTAATGTTTTTAATTTGTAAACATCATTACTATGAGTTTTAAAATTAAAGTACAATACATGAACTTTATTTTTATCTCTATTGTTAGATCTGTATGTTATTGGGTCTTTAGATTTTTTAGTAATTTCATCAATTTCATTTTCACTTAAATCTGGAAACTCTTTTACCAACTCGTTTATTGGTATTTCTTTTACTTCACCAACATAATATATATCATCAAAATATGGTGACTCAGTGTAAGAGTATACCAGGTTAGCTGGATCAACATATTTAACCTTAGCACCATCACTATAATTAAACGTGGTTTTAGTGGCCCCAATACCAAGTGTTGTTAAATCATACAAACATCTTCTTCTTATAAGATCATAGTCGCTACCCTCCATTAATACATTTATAGCTTGTTCCTCAGCTAACTCAACTGCTTGCTTGTAATTAAGTTGCATGTGTAGTTTTAGTTCTTCTTCTGAATCAGGTAGAGTATCTTTTTCGTTTTCGTATAAATCTATATCAAAATTTATTTTAGCTAAGTCGTTGTATTCTCTACTCTGCATATCTCTTATCATAGACTCCATGTACTCAGTTCTTTTACTAACGCCATATTGATCTTGTGAAAAGCAATTAACCTCATACGATCTTTGAGCCATACCATTTACAACTATATCAACAAATTTTGGAATTATTGGAACTGGTGTCCAATCTAAATTAAGATATGATAAATCACCATTGATTGATAATTCGTTTTTATATTTTTTAATATCTTGCTCACCTCTAGCGTATAATCTTAATTTATGAAAATTATTAAGATTGTTTCTAAACTTAGATGCATTTTCTGCGAACCACTCGTGTTTAATAGCTCTAGCTATTTTTAAACCGTAGTCTTCACTTATTTTTTCTAAATCACTAACCGCTTGAGACGGAAAATTTACAACAGACTCTGTCATACTTTATTTTTTATTATTGTTGATTGAAATCCTTTATTACTGTATCTTGATATATTTAGGTTTAAAGACGGTTTTTCAACTTTTGGATTTGGTCTATATAAATGTCTATTACAAGCCATTATTGCTAATCCAGAACTTATCGATGCATCATGCTTTGTTCTTTTATTTATATCGAACCTAGCCCAGTCATTAAGTGTTTCGTTAAAGTAAACATTACCATAAGTACCATCACTTAATAACCCAACATGATCGTTTATATAAGCCTCTATTGCGGCAGCGTGTGCTTGTTTTATGTCTTCGCTAGAATTTGGTATTCCACCAACTTCTTTTTCTGCAACTGATAATTTGTTCCAAATCTTATCAGGTCTATTCATGCTAAAACCCCTATAACCTCTTCTACGTAAATAGTATAATAACCTTGGTTTATTATTCTCTGCAAGTAGTGGCATTCC